CCGTAAGGGCGTCATCTACCGCACCAACACTGAAATCCAGTGAGAAATAGTTATTGAAAAATTTGTTTGGATCTAATTGTGAGTTACTAAGATCCGGTGCTTGAATATTGGTTGCTGTAGTTATTTGTGTCATTACATACTCCAGCCTGAGCTAGCGTCAAATGAATCGCCCAGGCTACTTGTGTCTATACCAGTCATGTCAACTGCGCTTAGGTCTACGTCGTTGGTTAATGAGTTAAAGTCTGCCATCAACGTGCTTGGTAACTGACCTAGACCAGCACTGAATGTTGTTCCCTCACCAAACAATGAAGATCCAAGACTTGCGTTCAAATCACCAAGTGATGAGCTAACTGTTTGTGAAATACTTTCGCCTATCTTAGCAGATGCTTGTGATACTGCTACGTTAATTGCGGATGTGGCTGTTCTTGTTGCATATCCAACTGCCATATTTTCAACGGCTCGCAGTGTACCAGCAGGATTAGTAATAGCGCCTGCTACTAGACCAATGACTGTACCGCCGTTAACGCCAGTTGCTTGTGTGATACCGCTAGCAATACCACCAACAACACCATTAGCCAATGTTGCTGCAGATTGACCAGCAACTGATACTGCCGCAGCATTGAGCTGTTGCCCGATAATGTTACCACCACCCATGCCACTGTTCATACTGCCAATAGCTGGGATTGAAAAGCCACCAGCATTAGTTGCCGCACCAGCACTACCAACTATGGCACCACCAATTATAGAACCAAAACTTACGCCAGCACTTAGTGCGCCACCGTTTGGCGATGGTACTACTGCCCCGCCCGCTGTCTGTAGATTGTAATTTGCAAGATCCAAGACACTTCCTGGTGCCTTAGTAACGCCACCTTGGCCGTTATCAACCAAGTCAGTACCGTTCACTGGTGCTATAGGACTTGGTGTATTGTCGTAATGTAAATCAACATAACCACCAACAGTGTTTGTTGTCGTATAACCAGTTTGATATTTAACTGACTCATACTGAACAGTCATCTGGTGTTCTAGTAAATTATTGTCGCCTTGCTGGTGTTCACCATGTCTAAACGATTGGATTGTTGGGTTAATCAGTTCGTATTCACTGAAGTTCTTTTGATATAAACTGTATATACGAATTGCTTGAATGTATTGATAGCTTTGGTATGCGTTAGCTGAGTTGTAACTACCTACTGGGCGTGGGCTATAACCCCAATCAAAACTTGGACGTTCTTGATATTTGCTAATAATGTTGTATGTTGAATCAGCATAGTCACTGTCACGATAGAAGAAACTGTAGTAATCATACCAGAAGTTTCTCACGTTGTCTGCCTGGTCATCGTGGAATGTAATGGTTACTGGATCATAGTTAATCTTGTTTTGCACAATGTTCTTGCGATTGTATGCATTGTGTATTTTGGTCTCAACGCTGAACTTAGGCAAGTTAACTGACTTAACAATCATGCCCAACTCTTGGGCAGATATATTACTGACATTGGTAATTAGTGGGTCAAAATCAAATTCCACATAGAATAAGAACCCATACTTTGGACTTAGACGATAGTTGCCATCAACGAAGATGCGACTTGCATGTTGATAACTACGCACAGTCACCGTACCCGTGTTATCGTTAATAGTTGCCTTGGTATGTGATGGCTGTAGGAATTTGTTTATGCTCATATCAATATTTATCTGTTGCCAGAATGCAGGTTTTCAGTCGTAAAAAAACCCGGATGATTAGTCCGGGTTTAAATTGCTTCGTCTAGATTAGCTAGTGATTGTTGAGCCAGAAGTTTGGCTAACCACTGGTGTACCAACTCCGCCACCAACTGTTTGGATAGCGTTGTCAAAGCGGATGTTCAATGCGATTTGAACTGGATCATTGCTGTTATAAGCCATTTCACCATAATCAACGCCTGTCAAGAAACAACCGTCTAATTCCCAGGCTTCTAGTACATTTGTATTTGCACCATTACCGCCATCTAGCATTTCATACAAGATACTGAACTTGTAATCAATACCACTTGGGGCACTGGATTGTTCCAAGAAGTCGAATTGCTTCTGGATTTGTTGTCCTACTAGGGTATTAACTGCGCCAGTAACATCGTCACGGATGTTAATAGTTGTTTCTTCCCAGGCTGGTTTACCTTGCAAGTAGACCTTGCTGTTGTAAACGTCGATAGTGATTGGTTCAAACTTAACGCTTGGACGCTTAATATCGACAACCTGCTTAGTCAACTCTGTTGTAGTGTTGCTGACACCAAAGTTGATAAATGTCGCACGGAAGCGATATTTCAACTTAGGCATTAGCAAGCCCTGGTTGTTAGTACCTGTTGGAACTGTAAAATTTGTTAAACTTGCTACTGGCATGTTATTCTCCTATTACTCTTATTTATCTATTAAGTTGATGAAGTGTTTAGGCTAGAAACTGTACCAGGGTTGTAAATCGCGATTGGAATGTAGATAAACTCTACGTCGCGCTCTGGTTCAATTGCCACATCAACAAACAACTGGTTATTAGAGATGCTAGACGGTGTGTTGTTGCTAGTATCGCAAATTACCAAGTAGTCATATAGACCACGGTGTGCTAGAATGTTGTTAAGAGCACTCTCAATTTGTGTTGCAATAGACTTGCGTGTTACTGCATCATTTGGTTCGAACAAGTAACCGTTAGCAACGCTGTTAAAGATTGTACGTAGGTAGTTTTCCAAACGAACAACGTTTACACGGTTGCGTGATGTTGTGTCCAAACTGCGTGTCAACTGACCAAACACTACCAAGCCTGCGCCTGGCAATTGTGTGATTGGGTTGATACTTAGGTTAGCCAATGCGTCACGTAGACCTTGTGCAATACCATTGTGCACGAAGTTACCTGCCTTGTTGATATAACCAATGTCGCCCAAGTTAGTTACGATACCACGTGCCGCACCTGCTGGAGCGAACCATGGATAAGAAACTTGATCGTTGTACAAGTATGTACGCAATACTGCGTGACTTGCTGGAACAACAACTTCATTACCTGCTAGATCGTTTGTCTTACCTGCTGGGTAGTACAATGCCAAGTATGGGCTCGCGCCTTCTGTTAGGCCATTGCCACTTGCGTTGTTAACCCAGTTAGTGATGTCGATTGTGTCTGGTGCTAGATCCATTGGAGTATCACCGATAACAAATGCTGTGTCACCACGGTTGTCATTCAATGTCAACATGTTTGGAATTAGTTCTGGGTAACCAGGAGCTACGATCAAGTTGTATTGATATGATGGGCTTAGTGCGTCTAGGTTGCTGTCCAAAGCGGCTTTCATAGCTGATACAACGATTGCACGTTGTGCCATGCTACCTGCAAACATAACGCCATTGCTATCCAAACCAGCTGCGCTTACCCATGTGCCAGTTTGTGTTGGCAATGAACCTGCGGCGCCTGGTACTGTAGGCAATGTTGGGAAACTTGTTGCATTGAAGTAACCTGGAACATATTTCTTAACGTTGTAACCACTACGACGTGTATTGAACAAGATTGTACCACGTGGGAACAGACGATAGTCTGGAGCATCTTGATCAATGTAGTCGCTAGTCAACAAACCAGTCACTGCTGGCATATCGCCGCTGATTGGATCTGTTGTGCCACTTGCATCCCAACGAGCATCAGCAAATGCGATACCAGCTGAACTTGTATGGTCTGCATTGTTAATTGCGACCCATGAACTACCATTGTAACGATACAATGCTGGGTAGTTTTCTAAGTCACCGCTGTCTAACCATAAGTCACCAGCAACTAGTGATGCGCCAGTGCTTTGTGCAACTGGTGCTGTGTTTGGAGCAATGATAACGCCGTTACTGTCAGTCAATGACAAGTTGTAACCACGAACATCGCTAGTTACATTCTTGTAACCTCTCCAACGTTGAACGCCGCCAACTACTTCATTGATCATAACGTCAATGTCAGCTGGGTTGCTGTAATACCAGTATGTACCTGCATCTGGTGCGCTGTATGGTTGGTTAGCACTGTAAACAATGCCACTAGTGATACCACTCAAGCTCTTAATAGTAACAACTGCTGGAGTTGAAGTAGTATTAATGCTAAAACCAGAACCTTGACCAACGGTAAAGCCTGCATTTTCAATTGGGCTACCACTAACGTCTGACATCTTGATGATACCGCTAGTTGTGTGGCTAATAGTAACTGAACCATTGGCGTTAACTACTGCTGTAACATATGGAATGTTTGCGCTTAAAATGTCTGCAACAAAACTTGATGCAGTGCTACCGCTTGTTGTGATTGTATATGCAGTCAATGTGCTTGAGCCAGGGGCAGATGCACTGATTGTAAATGTTTGACTTGCTGTGAAAGTTGGTGATGAACCACCTGTACCAGCAGTTACGCTAGCAGCAACTTTTGCATCAAAGTGCAAACCGTTTGATGTAGTATCATCAACACCATAACGTGCAAATACTGAACCAGCAGAAATGTTTACGCCACCGCCAACTGGATCTAGTGCATAGACGGCCGACTGGTATGTGCTGTAAGCTGGAACGCTAACTGGTGCAAATGATTGCAATGAACCATTGTATTGGAACAATGTTGGTGCAAAACCGCCGCCAGTTGATGTTGTCTTCCACCAGATAGAACCTGATGGACGTGGTTGGCTGTCTGTGGCAAACCATCCGCCTGCTGGGGCTTGTGCATATGAACCATAGAAGAAGTATGGAGCATAGTATGCGCCTGTTGCATTGTTTGTTGTTTGGTGGTTGTTAGTACCAGTCGATGGGGCGATACCTACACGTGATAGTGGGCTGTTTGTGCCGTCAACCAATAACAACTTACCGTCAACAACTGAACCGTTACTCTTAGCGGCACTAGTTACAAACAACTGCAAGAAACCTGCGGTTGTTGCAATTGCGCTAACGCCTGGAATTGCGGAACTGTTGATGCTTGCTGCCAAAGCGGCAACAGTTGTCAACGAAGAACTAGATGTAACAATAACACCGTTAACTGTTAGAGTACTGCTTACTGGAATAGATGGGTTTTGAACCGTACCAGTTACTACTGGAGTTGCATTTTGCCAATTAGCTGAGCCAACTTGTACCCATTGGTTGTTTAGGTTAAAGCTGTTTGCACCTGCTTTGTAGAACAAACGCAAGCTCTTAGCTGTTGTACCATCAACGTTAACAGTAACTACAGCGTATTGACCAATAGTACCAACTGAGTTAATTGGTGTTGGTACAGCATAGCTGAAGTTTGTATCATTTTGTACTTGGCTAGCACTTGTAATGACCAATGGTGCAACTGATGCAAATGTACCAGTCACGGCGTCTAATGTATATAGACCCCATTGTGTAGTTGCTGTATCTAACCAATATGTGCCATTTTTTGGTGCTGCGCTTGGACGGATACTTGTGCCTTTTAGTTGGTTCAAGTCGACGTCTGCACGCACTGCAAACAATTGGTTTGTTAGGCCCAATGCGCTGTAAGCTGCCATCAAACCGTATTCGTTAATTTCGCTACCATTAACTGGTGTACCAGCAGAACTAACTTGGAAAGTTGGAGTACCCATTTGGGTAATCAAATCACGTTGACTTGTGAACGACAACAACTTACCTGCATTTGCCTTTGTAGTACCTGCTGACAAAACGCCGTTATATGTTTTGTTTTCAGCAGTAGCCAGTACAACTAATGGAACGCTACCAATATTGCTGTTAACATATTGGCTTTGATCATTTATGGAAATATTAATTCCTGGGGAAACTAGTGCCATGGTTATTTTTCCTTTAAAAATACATGTTAAAATTATTTATCGGAAAGCACCAAAAAACAGCACTTACAGGTAGCTTTGCAAAGGTTTGCAGTAAATACATACATGCTTAAAAGAGATCTTTGCCCGCTATGCCTCGTAAATCATGTAGCAGTTAACTATATTAAGGACGGTGTAACTCATTATCGCAATAGTTGCATGAGTTGTATCAGAAAGGGCAAGAATTTAAAGCCACAGCCACCAGCCTGGGCAAAGACGGGCTATAAAAAGCCAGCGTGTTGTGAAATGTGTGGGTTTAAGGCAAAGCACCCAGCTCGACAACTATTTGTATTCCACATAGACGGGAATCTAAAGAACAACAATTGGCACAACCTAAAAACGGTATGCGCCAATTGCCAAATTGAACTGGCAGTTAGTAGAATGACTGCCTGGAAGCCTGCTAAGATTGTACCAGACTTTTGAGCTGTTCACACAAGTGGTCAATTGACCCGTTGTTGTCTACTTCAGCATCAAATTCAGCACCAATCCAAGACCACTCGCTAGGATGAACGTCAGGGTATTGATACTTCATACCAATCTGCTTCTTTTCCTTGCTTTCCATGGCATGCTTGCCCTGGCTCTTGTTGTCTAGCAATGCTGTGCTGTACCAAACAGGCAAATCACCACGCTGTACCCAAATTACCTTGCCACCCTGTGCTTTGATGGATGCAATTTCATTGGGGAAACGACAGTCACTGATAACAATGTTGTCCTTGGCACTGCGCAACTTGTTTTCTAGGCTAGCAATCCAGATATCGTTGTGAAAACCACGTCGACATACTTCCGTGCCCCATTGTTGTAGCACATATCGTGGGGTTAAGTCAGGAATACCCAGGCGTTCTGCCCACCAGGGGTCAACTGTTTCACGCCATTCACGTGCCGACTTTGTTCTACCCTCGACTAGTTCTCGATCCCAGCCAAAAATAGCAGACACTGAGTCTTTTAAGGTTGATGCAAAACTATCTCGGTGAAATCCATGGTAATTAACTAGGTAATCAGCTACAGTATCCTTGCCTGTGCCAATAAACCCGCATACGCCAATAATCATAAAAAATGCCCTATTTAATATAGAGCATTTTATAATACTTAAAACTAAAAAGTCAAGAGTTTTGAGGCGAATGAACCCATTGGTCCAAGGTATCTTTAGGACCAGCTT